TGGAGGTGCCCTTCTCCGCGGGCATCGTCTACTTCTCGTCCGCCCTCAAGGGCGACCTCATCCACCTGGAGTCGGACGGCAAGTGCTACGGGGAAATCGTGGAGCAGTTCCTCCGCTTCCCGCACGGGCGCAGGGACGACATCCCCGACTGCCTTTCGGACCTCTACAAGAAGGACGCCCGCGGGAACCCGTACTGCCCGCGGCCCAAGCCGATGCACTTCGCGAGGCAGAACGCCATCAGCACGGTCAACGGGAAGATGGTGAACGTGCAGGCGCGGCCGGCTTCCCCCGGGCAGGACTTCTGGGGGAAACTGTCCACGCAGATAGGCAGGGGAGGGATTTTCAATGGGACTCGTTAGTGACCCGAGCGAACTCAAGGAACTCAAGGAAGCCGACCGCAAGCGCCGCGAGGCCGCGTTCGCCAAGTCGAACAGTGCGCTCTCCGACGAGATTCGCGTCTGCACCCGGTGCGGGTGGAAGGCGGCGAAGTCGGTGTGCCTTGCCAGCGGCATCAAGGCGTGCCCCCAGTGCGGCAACGCCGAGTGTCGGGCTATGTCCATGGACTTCCAGCCGGAGATGCTCCGCTTGGGAAGCAGGCCGCAGCCATGAGCCCAATACCTACTCCGCAGGAGAACGACCGCTCCGCCTTCATCTCGCGCTGCATGGGCGACGAGCGGATGAACAAGGAGTTCCCGGACGAGTCGCAGCGCGCTGCGGTCTGCTACTCCAAGTGGCGCAAGGCCAAGGGCGGCAAGGCCCCGGAGAAGAAGAAGTGAACGAGCAGGCGGCCATGAACATGCTCGGGGCCTGCTACGCCATCGCGGGCGTGGTCTTCTTCGTCGTCGCCGCCATCGTCTTCGGATGCGGCCGGGACCGCCCGCACCCATGATTTTCTCCCGCGAGTTCGCCCCGGACCTCCACCAGGTCCTCGCCGCAACCGAGGTTGGGGAGCGGTTCGCCTTCGCCAGGTTCGGGACTGGCGAGTGCGCCATCCTCAAGGGCGAGCGGGTCTACGCCGCGGGGTCCAGGTGGCATGGGGACCCGGAGAGGAACGCCACCTACTACCAGGGGCTCAAGGCCGCGTGGGAATGCACGGACCCGCGGTGGTACGTCGGCATCTCCTGTCCGTGCTGCAACCCGCCACAGCATCGCTGGTACATGGGCAACCTGCACGTTCCCAGGGAACGGTTGACCTTCGCGCAACTGTTCATGGGCTCCAACTGGCCCAAGACGCGCCAGTGGCTCCTGGAGAACCGCAAGAACTACATCCTGGTCGGCCCGCACAAGGCCGACTTCGAGGTGCCCGAAAACACCTTCGAGCCGAACTGGGACTGGACGCAGTTGCGGACCAACCTCTCGCAGATAGACGGCAAGACCCCCATCATGTTCGCCGCCGGCCCTCTCGGGAAGATTCTGTGCCACGAACTGCTGCCCACTACCCACGGTCCGCTCATCGACATCGGCTCGGCCCTGGACCTGGAGATGTTCGAGCGGCCCACCAGGCTCTACCATCACCGCCCGCTACGGCAGAAGCTCAAGAAGAAGAAGGACATCAAACAGAACAAGGTGCGCAAGGCTCTGTGGCTCCGCACCTGCAAGTGGAAACTGGCAGAAAAGCAGGTGCATAAGGCATGAAACGGACAGCCATCAGCAAACGTGACGCAGCCATCGCCGCGGCGGCGGCCATCCCCATCGAACACATCACCACCGTCAACGGGTTCAAGCTGAAACACGCTGGTGGGTTCTGGATGAACGCGGATGACAACCACATCCTGCGGTTCATGTTCATGCACCGGGAATACTGGCTCGGGCGGGCGACCTACCAGCGCAAGCAGTTGTGGGCCTGCCTCAAGGTCATCCCCAAGGCTCGCAGGCGCCTGGCCCTGGACGTGGGCGCGCACATCGGCACCTGGAGCCGGGTGCTCTGCCAGGAGTTCCAGAAGGTCATCGGCTTCGAGGCGTTCCAGGTCCACGTCGAATGCCTGCGGCTCAACGTGCCCAACAACAACTTCTCGGTGGTCAACGGCATCGTCACCGACCAGGACGGGTCCATGGACTTCATGGAACTCTGGACGAAGCCGGGCATGAGCCGGGTCTGCCCGCCCGGGGTCAAGGGCGTGTCCACGCCCGCGCGCAAGCTGGACACCATCCTCCAGGCCAACGACATCCCCGTGGACTTCATCAAGGTAGACGTGGAGGGCCAGGAACTCCAGGTGATGCGCGGAGCCGAGCAGACCCTTCGCCGCTGGAAGCCCTACGTCATCATGGAGCAGAAGGACCTGTCCAAGGACTACGAACCCGGAAAGTCGCGGTGGGCCGCGGCCGAGTTCGTAGCCTCGCTCGGGGCCAAGAAACTCGGCCTCGTAAACGACGACGTAATCATGGGGTGGTAGATGCCGACGAAGGCCAAAGACTTAACGGGAATGCGCTTTGGCAGGTGGACCGTGACGGCCCGGGGGCCGTTGGGGTCGTCCGGTAGGTCCGCCCTGTGGTCATGTAGGTGCGACTGCGGCAAAGAGAAGCTGCTGCAATCCAAGGACCTTCGGAGGGGGCACACGACCTCATGCGGCTGTTACAGGGACAGCCTCAAAGGCCCCCGGTCTCATTCCTGGAAGGGCGGTCGCTACCATTCGGGGGGATATGCCTACGTCAAGTCTCCCCATCACCCCAACGCCATCGGCAACGGATACGTTGCCGAGCACATCTTGGTCATGTCAGAAGCGCTGGGGCGTCCGCTGGTGGACGACGAAACGGTACATCACAGAAACGGCATCAAGGACGACAACCGCAAAGAGAACCTGGAGCTTCGGATTTCGCACCACGGTCCGGGGCAGCGAGCAGAGGACATGGTGGAGTTTGCGGTAGAGATTCTTCGGAGATACGCACCGGAAAGGTTGGTGTAGCTTGCCCACTTGCGCGCCAGAGGCGATAGCGCCGGTGATTAACGAAGTCATGCGGCTACGTCCCCGTTCGATTTTGGATGTAGGCTGTGGGATGGGAAAATTTGGGATGTTATTCCGAGAGTACCTGGAGGGATGGGGGCATCACCGCTACTCCATGGAGCAGTTCAAGCTGACCGTGGATGCGGTCGAATACTACGCCCCGTACATCCAGCCCTGGCACCGCGCCATCTACAACCGCATCTTCGTGGGCGACGTGCGCAAACTCTACGACGAGTTGCCCGCCTACGACCTGGCCTACCTGGGCGACGTGCTGGAGCACGTCCCCAAAGAGGACGGCAAGGAGATGCTGGCGAAGCTCCAGTACAAGTGGGCCATCATCTCGACGCCCGCGGGCAAGACCATCATGCACCGCGGCAAGTCCAACGAGATGCTCGACCACCAGTGCCTCTGGACGGCCCTGGACTTCAAGCCGTTCCGCCCGGTGGTCCTGCACCACGGCAAGGTGCTCATCGTGAGGCTGGGGGCGGCTCAGTGAACATCTTTGTCCTCTGCACCGGCCGCTGCGGAAGTCTGACCTTCGCCAAGGCGTGTTCGTGCTCGACCAACTTCACGTCCGGGCACGAGACCAACATGTTCAAGTTCGGGCCGAACCGGCTGGCCTACCCCGACCAGCACATCGAAACCGACAACCGGCTGAGCTACATGCTCGGCGGCTTGCAGCAGAAGTGGGGCAACGACGCCTACTACGTCCACCTCATGCGGGACCCCGAGGCGGTTGCCGCCAGCTACTTCAAGCGCCTGGTGACGTTCGGGGGAATCTCCCGGGCCTGGACCGAGGGCGTCTTGATGCAGAAGCCCCGGAGCGGGACCAAGGCGCAGGCCATGGACATGCTCCGGTTCTGGATTGAGATGATGACGTGCAACATCCGCGAGTTCCTACGGGACAAGACCTACCGGACCATCTGGATTGAGGACCCCAAGGCCGACTTCGCGGAGTTCTGGAAGGAGGCCGGAGTCGAGGGCAACCTGGAGGCGGCGCTCCTCCACTTCGACAAGAAGTACAACGCCAGCCGGAGGGGGAAACGGTGAACATCTCGGAGAAACGCGCCAGGAAGGCTGCAAGCGTTCGCGCTTGGCGGGCGCGAAATCCGGAGAGAGCCAGGGAGCTTCGCCGGAAGTCGTACCGCAAACACGCGAGCCGAAACCGAGAGATTGCGCGTCAGTGGCGGAAAGACCCGGAGAACGCAAGGGCCGCATACGAACACAAAAAGCGGTCGTTGCGGGACCCGCTCAAGCGAGCGGCCCACGTTCGCCGCAATCTAATGCGCGACCTGCGCAAAGCCTACGGGATAACGATAGGGCAGTTGGAATCACTGTATGCTCGCCAGCGGGGCAAGTGTGCCATCTGCCTTCTGGCCGCTCCAATGAGGGGCGATGACTGTCTAGAGGTGGACCACGACCACGCCTCGGGCCGGGTTCGCGGACTCCTCTGCGGTCCCTGCAACAGGGCGCTGGGGAGTGTTCGCGATGACATTGCTACTCTAAGAGAGATGATAACCTACCTTCTGGCCTGCGGGGTAGAGGAACGCCGATGAACATCTTGCAGTTCAGCCGTACTCCCGTGGCTGGGGTCCCAATTCTTCTGTCGGCCATCATCAACAAATACACTGGGCACAAGTCCTCTACTCTCATGGGCGGCACGGCCTATCCGGACGGTAGGCGTTGGACCCCTCCAACCGCAACCCTGCGCGATGTCCGTGCCGCCCAAAGACTCATCGCCCAGTGCGATGTCGCCATCATCCACAACGGGCGCATCCCCAGGCCCTACACGCTTCGGAACTTCAAGGGCAAGCGCCTCATCGCCTACTACCACAGCGAGCACTTCCAGGTTGACCGCACCCTGGAACGTGCAGGCTTCCCCACCTACGTCATCGCGCAGGGGCACTCGCTCCTGTACCCGGGCATGAAGGTCCTCCCGAACATGGTGGACCTGGAGTGGGACTTGATGCTCCCGCCAGCCCCCACCGAGCGCCAGCATCCGTGCAAGGGCATCGTCGTCGCCTTCTCCCCGTCGAACCGGCACGGGGCGGAGTTCATGCGCCAGGCACGGTTCAGTCCGAAGGGCTGGCCCGAGACCGTGCCGGTGCTGGAGCGCATGAAGTCCCGCAAGCAGATTATCCCCATGGTCCTGTTCGGGCTGCCGTTCGAGGACTGCATGAAGCAGCGCCGGATGGCGCACGTCGTGGTGGACGAGGTGCTCACCGGGAGCTACCACCGCTGCACCCTGGAGGCGTGTGCCCACGCCCAGGTGCCCATCAACGCCTGCTGCCCCGAGATTCGCAAGGTGGTCGCGACCATCGCGGGCACCGATGAGCTTCCGTGGGTCATCTCCTCGCCGGCCACGCTGGAGAACGACCTGGCGGAGCTGGTCCTGGACTGCTGCGCCCTGCACGACCGGCAACTGGCCTGCCGTTCGTGGGTGGAGCGGTACTGGCGCCCGAACGTCCTGTGGGAGAAGTGGTGGGAGCCGGCCATCCAGGGGGCAAAAGCGGTATGAGGCTGCCAATGCGCCGTGGCGCCAAGTTCATCATGCCGAGGTCCCGCTGGCGCCTGCCAGACTTCGGCGGCTACCGGACTCCGGCCAGCACCCTGCACAACACCATGGCCGGGCGTCCGGTGATAATCGTCGGCAACGCCTGGTCGCTCAACCAGATGAAGATGGAGGACGTGTGGGCCTTCCCGACCATCGGGTGCAACCGCATCCTCCAGATGCACCCGACGACCTACTACACGGTCGTTGACCGGGACCCCTACCGCAAGGAGATAGACCGCATCCGTGCCTACGGCGGGACGCGCATCCTCTCGGACACCCTCTTCGACCCGAAGGTTTCGTGTAGGCGGACCCCGATTCAGCCGGCCCCGGACTTCGCGTGGTACTCGTACCATGCGGTCGCGACCACCACGCCCAACCGGCACATGATGAACGGCGAGCGGGTCATCACCAACTGCACGAACGACGCCAACGTGACGCGGGCGGTGATGCTGGACACGGTATGCACCGACCTAAGCAACTTCATGCCCGGGGGCGCGAACATCGGGTACTGCATGTTCCAGTTGGCGATTGCCCTCGGGGCCAACCCCATCGGCATCGCCGGCATAGACCTGGTGTGGCAGTCGAAGGACAAGTCGCACTTCTTCGGCCGCGGCTCCACGCAGGGCTGCTTCCCGTTCAACACCCGCCGGGTCCTGGCGTTCTTCCAGGCCGGCGCCCAGTGGTGCCACGCGCACGGGGTGGAGGTCTACAACCTCTCGCCCACCGGGGTCCTGGACTGCTTCCCGAGGATGAACGAGCATGACTTCCGTGAGCGCTTTGAGCAATACTCGCACGGGGACAGTGTATATCCTCGGAAACTCGTCCAGCCTGGAGCGAGTGGACCTCTCCCTCCTGCGCCAGTCGGGTTCAGTTACTATCGGCATCAACCGAATCCTTCGATGTTTCACGCCAACGTACCTGCTCGTAGCCGACAAGCCGGTGCTTCAAGAGGAACTAACCAGGCTCAACTCCGCAAAGCCGAAACTGCTCGCCTGGCGTATGCTCGCCGCCATGCCAGGGCTAGAGCCAAGCGTGGAGGTTAGGACGTGGGAGACCTGGGGAGGCAAGTACGCCCGGGGATGGAGGCGAGGTCGCGCCCCGGAATGGTCTCCACGCTGGAGGGATGGGCAGTTCTGGCATTCGGGAAACTCCGGGACCTACTGCATCGAAGCGGCGGCGCTGATGGGCTTCCGCGACATCAGACTGCTCGGCATCGACCTCCGATTCGACTTGCCCCGTTCGCACTTCTTCGGACAAAACACTTGGCGCGGACAGAGAATCAAGTACACTCCGCGCCAGATAGCCGGCACCGTCAAGGCTTTCGAGACTGTCATCTCGGGCGTGACGAAGCTCGGGTACAACGTCATCAGCGAGTCCTGCTACGACGGACCGCTGGACGCCGTTCTCGCTAGGAGGGCCTGCCCATGGCAGAAGCAACCGTCAAGCTCCCCAACACCGTAGAGAACCTCGCGGGCGCCGACAAGGCTCGGGACATCCGCGTTCTGAACTACGTCAAGCAGTCCGTCGCGGACATCCTGCGCGGGCGCAGCGTCCTGGAGGCCCGGTGGAGCGTCATGGACTCCCTCTGGCGCGGGAGCCCGGTGAGCCGGTTCTACCCCACCGAGTCCTCGACCATGATTAACGAACCGTACAAGATGGTCAGCGCCGCCGCGGCCCGGGTGGTTCCCGCGGTCCTGCCCTCGGACGAGTGGTTCCGCCTGGTCCCGCAGGGGCCGGGGGCCATCGAACCCAAGGGCGCCAAGGCGCTGATGAAGGAGCAGTTCAAGGACGGGAAGTTCTACCAGCAGTTCTACCGCCTGGTGCAGATGTGCGGGAAGTACGGGTTCTGCGTGGGCAAGGTCCCGTGGGTAGTGGACCGCAAGACCGTCACCGTGAGCCAGCCCAAACGCGAGGCCAGGACCAACTCGCAGGGGCAGATGGACGGGGTGAAGACGCGCATCAAGCGTGAGACCAACGAACTCAACCGCGACCGCACTGAGATGGTGCCCCTGTCCATCTATGACTTCGTGTTCGACTGGCGCTACACGGACATCCAGAAGGCCCCGGGCTGCGGGGACTACGGGAAGCAGACCCGCGAGGACGTGTACGCCCTCATGGAGATGGAACTGGACGGCGGCAGCAAGGTCTACCAGGGCGTGACCCGCGAGGAGATTGCCAACCTCGGGGTCAAGGCCACTCCCCCGGTGCTGCCCGGGAAGGACCTCCAGCAGGAGGCGTCCGGAGCCAACGCCATCGTCATCCGCCCCGAGAACGACCTCACCCGCTTCGAGTGGTGGGGTCTGATTGACCTGGGGCCTGGCGAGAAGGGCGACGGCAAGCGGGTGGAGGCCCACGTCACCATCCTCAACGACGAGAAACTCGTCCACCTGTCCAAGAACAACATGTGGCATGGCGCCCGGCCGTACCTGGCGACCGCCTGGGAGCCGGTCGAGAGCCAGGGCTACGGCATCGGGATGATTGAGCCCATCGTCCCGCTGACCCTGGACCTCAACGACAATCAGAACATGGTCAACGCGGCCGGGGCGCTCATCGCGAACCCGATGGTCAAGGCGGGCGACCGCTTCAACCTGCCCGACCAGCAGTTCGTGGTCACTCCCGGGCGGGTGCTGCGCGGGGAGGACATCTCCCAGTTGCAGCCCTTCCACATCCCGGACAGCACCGCGGTCCTGCGCGCCAACCGGGCGGAGATTCGCCAGGACATCGAAGAGGTGCTCGGCCAGCCGCGGCTGGTCATGGGCGGGGAGACCGAGGGCGGCGGGACCGCCACGGAGTTCGCCGGCCGGCGGCGCGAGGCGAACATGCGCCTGCGCCCGGTCATCGAAAACTTCTTCAACGACATCCTCTCCCCGTTCCTGGACATGTGCCTGTTCAACAACCAGCAGTTCCTTGACGAGAAGCGGGTGGTGCGCTACGAGCGCAGGGCCGGGCAGTTCTTTGCCTACGAGGTCACTCCGGAGGAACTCGCCTCCGTGGCCCGGGTGGAGCCGCTCGTCCCGCCGCAGATTGAACTGCTCGGCGTCCGCGGCCAGATGATGCAGGGGTTCGTCGCGGCCATCGCGCAGCTTGGCCCGCTCGCCATGCAGCCCCCGTACTCCACGCTGCTCAAGAAGTCGTGGAAGGCGCAGTTCGGCCAGGACGACCTGGGCGACATCTGGCCCGAGGAGGGCAGCAAGTTGAAGGACACCCAGCGCGAGGAACTCATCGTCATGCTCCAGGGCGAGTTCATCGAAGTCCGGGAGGACGACAACCACCCCGCCCACATGGAGGAACTCCGCGAGTTCATGGAGAGCCCGAACTTCGACCGCATCTCCGGGAAGCTCAAGGCCATCGTGAACGCGCACTACGCCAACCACGAGATGCTGTTCCGGCAGATGGAGGAGCAGGCGCCCGCGGGTCCGGACCCGGACGCCATGCTGGGCGCGGCCATGGCCGGGGAGGGCGTAGAGGCGCCTGTCCCGCAGCCGCCCAGCTACGGACAGGAGAACGCCCCGATGGAGGGTCCCCTCCAGGGGCGCGTCCTCGCAAACGACCAGCGGATGACTCAGCAGGGGGCATGACATGGGACAGAACGTGCTCGGCATCGACGTGGACTCGCTGAAACCGCACTCCGGGGCGAGCCGCATCAGCCTCGCGGAGCGGGCCAAGTTGCAGGCGGAACTCAAGGAATGCGAGCGGCTTATGCCGTTCGCCTCCTCCGGGGACTTGATGCGCTGGCTCGGGGAACAGCGGGCCAAGGCGGTCGAGTCCATGGTCTCCGCCCGGGACGACGAGACCCGGGTTCAGACCCAGGCGTTCGTGCAGGCATGGGACCGAATCCGAAAGGAACTTGAGGCGGTCCCGAAGCGGTACGAACTGGTCGCGGCCATGCTCCAGGCGTTGTAACCGTCAAGTAACGCTTTGACGGATGTGAAGATTTCGTAACATTGCCCCTTGACTTGTGTCAAGTGGCGCGTTACGGTGGGTAGTGAAGGGGAAAAGATGAGCGCGATTGACACCATCAAGGAGAGACTGGCGAGGTCCATGGGCCAGGAACCCATCCCGGCAGCCCCCACCCCTGGTGTCCCGGGCGTCCCGGCGCCCCAGGCGCAGGCCCCGCAGCCTGCACCCGTCGTCCCGGAAGCCGTCAAACCCGCCATCGACCCCGACATCCTCAAGAGCCTCGAATCCGCCAAGGCCCAGGCCGAACTCCGGGTCAAGGAGTTGGAGGCCGAGGTCGCCAGGGCCAACGCGGACCGGGAAGCGTTCACCAAGCAACAGGCCGAAGCCATGAAACTGCCGTCCGCGGAGGAACTCGGACGGATGGACCAGGGAGAGGCTTTGCAGAAGGTCGTCCAGGCCATGACAGCCCGCCAGGACGCCGCCCTCCGCAGCCTCGCGACGGACCTCAACCAGCGACACGTCCAGCCGACGCAGCAGGCCCTCAAGGGCCTCCTGCTTCAGCAGAAGCGGGACATCGCCAGTGAGGTCTACGGGAAGGATGTCATGGAGAAGTACCGTTCGGCCTTCGATGAGAAGTCCGAGCAGTACCCCGACATCACCCCGTGCGAGGTTCTGCGGATGGTCGCGGACCCGGCGGACTTGAGCCAGGACGCAAGGCCCATGACCCCCTCCATCGCCCATTCCGCCGTGGCGGCATCAATGGCCGCGGGCATGGCTACCCGTTCGGGTGCCCCCGCCGCACCTCCCCCCGCACAAGGTTCGCCAACCACCCAGGCTTTCCTGGAGGCGTCACACGCCCTCCGGAGCCAGGGAGACAGGTTCGGTTCGGACTCCGCCCGGCGGGAGGGCCTCAAGATGCGCCTGCAAGCCCAGGGGGCTCTGCCCCAGGGGTAGGAGGTTTCTCCGATGCCGCTCATGCAGAACTGCCTCATCAAGTCCACGTTCGACTGTCCGGACAACATCCGCGAAGACGTGCTGGACGTGATGGTGAACATCAGTCCCACCCGGACCCCGTTCTTCTCCACCTGGCGGAAGACCGTCGCCAAGGCGGTCGTCCACGAGTGGCAGGTGGACAGCCTCTCGCGCACCAGTGACCCGGATGCGCCCGTGGTCCCGTGCGCCCGCGAGTCCTCGGACTTCGACTTCGAGGAGTTGGACTGCCCGTGCCGCGTGGGCAACCAGGTCCACATCCTCCGCCGGACCGGGGACGTGTCCTGGCTCCAGAGGTCCGTGGCGACCATCGGCTACTCGGACGAGTACGCCTACCAGGTGGACCGCCAGATGAAGAAGCTGGCCCTGGACACCGAGTTCGCGCTCATCCACTCGGTGCGCGGCGGCGTCCAGACCGCCCCGCAGGACGAGGGCGTGTGCTCCAGCCCGAACGGCTGCCGGACCATGGACGGCATCCTGCGCATCGCGGACTGGGACCACGGCGACTTCGACTGCCTGGACGACATGAAGGAGGGCACTGTCATCGGCGTGAGCGGGGAGTCCCCCTGCGCGCCGCTGACCCCGTACCTCCTGGACGACCTGCTCCAGGTGATGTACCACAAGGGCGCCGAGGTCAACTCGGTGTGGGTCAACACCACGGCCAAGCGCATCATCTCGGGGTGGTACCTCAACGGGATGCAGCGGGTGATGAACGCGGTGGAGCAGAAGATTCTGAACTCCATCGACTTCTACGAGGGCGACTTCGGGAAGGTGAGCATCGCCGTTCACCTGGACCTCCCGACCGACGTGCTGCTCGCGCTGGACGAGCAGTACATGGCCGTCGCCTTCGCCTACCCGACCAGGGTGGTGAAGCTGGCCCAGGTGTCGAACTCGGACAAGTTCGGCATCGAACACGCGCTGACCCTTGAGGCGCGGGCCATGGCCGCCATCGGCGTCCTCCGGAACATCTGCACGGACAACATCTGCTACGAGGACCCGTGCGACGACCGGGGCGTTGTGGCGCCCGTCCATCCGCTGCCGCGGTAGCCGAAGTAACTGACACGGAGGGGGGCCGGGGTCCAACGCCCCGGTCCCCCTTCACATAGGGGCGGTGCATGAGCTACATCATCACCCACCAGCGCCGGGACGGGTCCGTAGAACGCAAGCGGGTCCGCCTCGAAGACCCCTCCATGACCCCCGAACGAGCCGAGCGCATCATCGCTGAAGAGTGCCGGCGCAAGAAGAAGTCCCTGCGCGACAAGCGCGGGTGGAACCGCGACCGCTCCGCCAAGCTTATCTGCTCCATCCCGAACGCCGTGGTCGAGGAAGTGTTCATCAACGACGGACCCGAAGCCTCCCGGGACATGAACTGGCTCATCAAGCGGTCCAAGGAGCTAGGGTTCGATGTGGAGATGCGCCGATGAAGGTCTACAACCAGCGGTTCACCCTGGCGGACGGGTTCACCGCGATTCCCGGTCTGACCCAGTTCGCCGGGCAGGCGCTTGTGCAGGACAACGCCCTCCAGTTGTCCCCCGGCGTGACGCAACTGGTCTACCTGGCTTCGGACCGGATGGACAGCCAGGAGCATCTGGCCCGCGCCGGGTTCCGGCTCACCGCCGCGGTGGACACCGCCCGCTTCGGGCTGATGGTCCGCGCGGAGGTCCTGGAGGCCGGCTCCCCCGATGTCATCGGCAAGTGCTATCTCGTCACCATCGACGGTGAGGGGGCCATCGCCATCTACTCCATCCTGGCCTCAGACCCCACCCCCGCCGCCCTGGCGACCTGCGCCGTGGCGGACTTCGACGTGAGCCAGGAGCACTTCCTCATCGTCAAGGTGCGGGATGCCGACAACGGGGCGGAGGTCCGCGTCTACCTGGACGACGAGGTTTCCCCGGTCCTGTCCCACTTCGACCGCCGCTCCATGCGCCCAATGGGGTTCTACGTCGGCTTCGACATGACCGACACCGCGGGCACGGAGACCGTGTTCTGCGACGAGTTCTTCGCCCACGTCCTCAAGTCCGCGGTCATCAAGATGCCGCAGCCCGTCCCGGAACTCAAGAACTTCGGGGACCTCCAGTACGAGACCGCCTACCGGCTGGACCGCGCCGGCAACAGCCAGTTCGCCCCGGAGAAGATTGCCAGCTACCTCAACTACGTCCAGAACGATGTCTACAACGCGAACCATCCGTGGACCTGGTGCGAGCGGCTCTACCACTTCACCACTCGCGACGGGGTTCGCTGCTACGAACTGCCACCCTGGATTGGCTGGCCGCAGCACCTCACTGACAAGACCAACGCCCGGATGCTCGACAAGGCCGGCTGGCACGAAGTTCGGATGGAAGACCCGGGAGATAACGCGGGGGCAGGATGGCCTTTCCGTTACTCCATCGCGGGGTGGGGAGACTTCGGCCAGCCGGTCATCGCCCTTGACCCCATCCCATCGGCCGAGTGCTACGTCGAGATGCCGGTGTACGCCAAGCCGATTCCGATGGTCGAGGACACCGACATCCCGCTCATCCCCCCGGAGTACCTGGAGGTGCTCATCTACGGGGCCATCATGCGCGGGGCGGAGTTCTCCGATGCCAAGACCATCTGGCAGGTGTCCAGTGCGCAGTACGCCCGCATCCTGGGGCTCATGCGCCGGCAGGACATCGCCAAGCGGGACGAGAACCAGTACCTCCGGCTCAAGAACATCAACGAGGTCAAGCGCCGGCAGGGGGCCGGGGCCAGCGCACTGAGGGCCTCCAGCCTTGGGTGGTGAGCTTCTCGAACGACTGACCCGCGCCGGGCTCGACCTCGGCGTGAGCCCTACCCGCACCAGGCCGGGCGGGGCGCGCATCGCACAGAACTGCTGGATTCCGAGCAACGGGGCCATCCAGCGCAGGCCGGGCTACCGCCGCTGGATGGAACTCGGCCTGGGCGCCCCGGTGAGGATGCTGGTTCAGTTGGGCAACAAGGTGCTGTTCGTCGCGGGCATCGTGGACGAAGAGGGCGATGAGTCTTGCTGAGCGCCGCCATCCCGACTGGTTCGGACTGAACACCCGTCCGGACTCGAAGGGCCTGTTCGCGCGCATCGCGCAGAACTGCATGTTGGACGTGCCGGGGCAACTAGACCGCCGCCCAGGCTACCGCCGCCTCAACCAGATGCAGTACGACGGCCCGGTGTGGGCCATCATCGACATCCAGCGCATCTGCGACTTCGCCAAGCTGCTCGTCTGCTCGCACCTGGTCTTCGAGCACGAAGAGGTGTACGACGGCGGAGGGCACGGAGGCGGGGACCTGTTCATCAGCCCCAACCTGGCTCCCCATGCGGTCGCTGCCGCAACCCCGTCTGCCGGCCTGGCCCCGCTGAACGTGCAGTTCTCCAGTGCCGGCTCGTTCGACCCCGAGGACGGGCCGCTGACGTACTTCTGGAACTTTGGTGACGGCAACACCTCCAATGCCGCGAACCCCGCACACGTCTACGGAGCCGGCGGGACCTACACCGTGACTCTGACGGTCACGGACGCGCAGGGGGCTTCGGATTCCGCTTCGGTGACGATAGACATGGTTCATGCCCTGGTCTGCACGACTGCATTCGGGACCAGGGCGGTCTCCCAGGATGGCGGAGTCACCTGGGCCGCCCCTGCTGGGATTCCCGCAGGCGGAACGTCATTTGCCTGCTGCGTGGTCAGCGGGTTCATGTTCGTGTTCCGCATCAACGGCAACCAAGTCGATGTCTACCGCAGCCCCGACAAGGGTTCCACTTGGGGGTTAGTCGGGAGCGTCCCCGCCTTCAGTGGAACGCACATGCACGCCCTGGTGGTTGGGACGCGAATTCTCCTCCCGATAAGAGAGGTGGGCACCGGGGACCGGGCCTGTGCTTGCAGTGACGACAACGGTGCCACATGGACCGTGGTGGTCCTAAGCCTCGCGGACCACTACGCAGGCCAAATAGTGTCGCTGGGCGGCTCTGTGGTTGCCTACGTCGCGCAGGACAATGCTGGGGCCGGGCAGCCGGTGGAGATGCACGTTTCCCTAAACGCAGGGAACACCTGGGGTCCGGTCATCTCCGTCGCCTGGGCGGACAGCCAGATGGTGCCCATCGTGGGCGCATCTGGAACCAGACTGATGATGATAGGGCGGGCCTTCCTGCCCGGCCAGCCATCCCAGGTCCGCACGTCAGACGACCTTGGCACCTCTTGGCAACTTCGCGATACCGCGCCCGCGCAAGCCATTAGCCTCACCTATCACCTGGGGTCCGGGGGAGGCGCGGCGGGTTACGACATGACCCTGGCTCCGCCTCGGGTATCTCCAGACAACGGAGTGTCCTGGGTCAACATCGGGGCGCTGGCCGGGAAGATTAGCGCCCTGTGGAAACTGGACAGCGGATGGTGGGCCAGCATCAAGGGCAGCCCCAACATCTACTTCGGGGCCAGCCCCGCCACCCTGGCCTTGAAGGGTACTCTCCCGGCTGGCTACCAGTGGGGCACACAGATTGCCGAACTTGTACCAGGAGCATGACGAATGGCCCAGCCGCGCAAGACGCTAAAGACCGGAACCCGCTTCGGGCATCTCGTTGTCGAGCGCGAACTGCCTGCGCACACGAAGTCGGGGGTCATGTACGAGTGCCTGTGCGACTGCGGAAGGAAGCACGTCTCCAGCCGCAAGAATCTGACGGGCGGAGAGACAAACAGTTGCGGGTGTCGCCGGAAGG